AAAAGACTCTAAACTTACAAAAGCTTAGGATGTCTTCTATTGTAAGAAAAATAAGTATTGGTTCTGACTACAAAAATGATGCTATGCATTATTCTGTAGGTCAACAAGTTTATGGAGGTCACGAGATCTCACATATACTTCTTGACGAGTCTGATAACTCTTATAATATTCACATTAAGAAAAACAACGAGGTAATGCCATGGAAGAAGTTTAACTCTCACATGGCAATATCTGTTGAATATGACTTAGAGTATTGAAAGCTTTATATGACTTTATAGTAGAACCATTAGGTGAAAAATACAGTAATAAAATAACAATAGCCGGTAAGGAGTTAGTTGTAAATACAAAGATTGAAGATTTCAAGTTTGTTAATAGACTAGCTAGAGTGGTAGAGACACCTCAGGCTTTTAATACTGATATTGACGTTGGTGATATAATTGTTATACACCAAAACGTGTTTAGAGTATTCTATGACATGAAGGGAAGAAAAAAGAAAAGTAGATCTTGGTTCAAAGATGAGTGGCATTTTTGTGCTATAGATCAAATTTACTTATATAATAAAGGTGACAAATGGAGGTCTTTTGGAGACAGATGTTTTGTTTCACCAGTAAAAAATACAGAGTCTTTAACGCTAGATAAAGAAAGAAGCCTTGTTGGTATATTAAAATATGACAATAGCTCCTTAAATGCGCTAGGAATTAACTCAGGAGACTTAGTTGGTTATACGCCAAACGGGGAATGGGAGTTTTTAATTGACGGAAAAAGATTGTACTGTATGAAATCTAATGATATCGTAATTAAATATGAATACCAAGGAAACGAAGTTGAACATAATCCAAGCTGGGCAGAAAGCAGTTGAGGAATTAATCAAGGTGGCTAAAGAAGCTATTGTTGATTCAGATGACGATATATCAGCAGATAGATTAAAAAATGCTGCAGCTACAAAAAAACTAGCTATATTCGATGCTTTTGAAATATTGAATAGAATAGAAGCTGAAGAGAACTTGTTGAACGAAAAACCTGTAGAAGTAAAAGAAGAAAAGTCTTTTAGAGGATTTGCAGAAGGGAGATCTAAATAATGTACGAGCAAACTTTATATAAAGTATTAGAAGACCACGTAAAGCCTAAAGTTCTTAAAAGAACTAATAGGTATAAGAAGTGGGAGTACGGTTACAACCAAGAACACGATATGGTTGTTATAAGTAAAACCGGAGAAATAGGTGAAATTTATGAAATACAAGATTTAAAAATAGCTTTGCCAAAAGCTGAAAATGTACATACATTTGAAGATGACAGGTGGAAGCACACTGAATACCCAAAGGAACTTAATAAAATCAAATCAGTATTTGATTGGGAAGAATACCCTTTGGACTTTAAAGAAAAATGGTATGATTACATTGATGAAGAATTTAATAGAAGAGAACAAGGCTTTTGGTTCTATAATAAGGGCTTGGCTACTTACATTACTGGTACTAACTATATGTACTTGCAGTGGAGCAAGATTGACGTTGGGCAGCCAGACTTTAGGGAATCAAACAGATTATTCTACATATTCTGGGAAGCTTGTAAAGCCGACCCGCGCTGCTACGGGATGTGCTACCTTAAAAATAGACGGTCAGGTTTTTCATTTATGGCAAGTGGGGAAACAGTTAACCAAGCAACAATATCTACAGATGCACGCTTTGGTATACTCTCGAAATCTGGACCCGATGCAAAGAAGATGTTTACTGACAAAGTTGTCCCAATATCAGTCAACTATCCATTCTTCTTCAAACCAATACAAGACGGTATGGACAGGCCGAAAACAGAACTTGCGTACAGGGTACCCGCGTCCAAGTTCACAAGGCGGAAGCTCGACTCCAACGAAAAGCTACAAGAGATCACCGGGCTTGACACGACCATCGACTGGAAGAACACAGGAGACAACTCCTATGATGGGGAAAAACTAAAACTACTAGTACACGATGAAAGTGGAAAGTGGGAGAGACCAACCAACATATTAAATAACTGGAGGGTTACAAGAACTTGTTTAAGACTAGGTTCAAGAATTATAGGTAAGTGTATGATGGGATCAACATCAAATGCTTTAGATAAAGGAGGAGATAACTTTAAAAAACTTTACAATGATTCAGACGTTACACAAAGAAACGCCAATGGACAGACTCGCTCAGGACTCTATTCTTTGTTCATACCTATGGAATGGAACTACGAAGGCTACATTGATTCTTATGGCTTTCCTGTATTCAACACACCAAAAAAAGAAGTAGCAGGTCCTCTTGGAGACGCTATAACGCAAGGTGTAATAGAGTATTGGGACAATGAAGTAGAAGGGTTAAAGAACGATCAAGACGGTTTAAATGAATTTTACAGACAGTTTCCGCGTACAACTAAACACGCGTTTAGAGATGAGTCTAAAGAATCTTTATTTAACTTAACAAAAATATACGAGCAAATAGATTTTAATGAAGATCTTAAAAACTCAATAAACGTTACTCAAGGAAGCTTTCAATGGCAGAACGGAGAGAAAGATACAAAAGTTATATTTGTTCCAAATAAAAGCGGAAGATTCAGAGTTTCCTGGATTCCACCTTTAAATCTACAAAATCGTGTGATAATAAAGGGTGGACTGAAATATCCAGGTAATGAACACTGTGGAGCTTTTGGTTGTGATAGTTATGATATATCAGGTACGGTTGACAAAAGAGGATCAAATGGATCTTTACACGGACTCACTAAGTTTAGTATGGAGGACGTGCCTCCAAATCATTTCTTTTTAGAATATATAGCTAGACCACAAACCGCTGAGATATTTTTTGAAGATGTTCTAATGGCTTGCGTGTTTTACGGAATGCCAATACTAGCAGAGAATAACAAACCTAGATTATTATACCATTTTAAAAGAAGAGGTTATAGACGCTTCTCTATAAACAGACCAGATAGAAAATATAATAAACTATCAGTAACAGAAAAAGAATTAGGTGGAATACCAAATTCAAGTGAAGATATAAAACAAGCACACGCTGCCGCGATTGAAACTTACATAGAATCATACGTTGGTTTAAAAGAAACTGGATATGGTGATATGTATTTTCAAAGAACATTAGAAGACTGGGCTAAGTTTAACATAAATAACAGAACAAAGCATGATGCTTCTATTAGTTCTGGTTTAGCTTTAATGGCTTGCAACAAACACAGATATGCTCCGTCTAACCCAGTTAGAAGAGAAGCTGTAAATTTAGGTATTAAAAAATATGACAATAAAGGTGTCAATTCAAAAATTATAAGTTAAATGGGTATATACACTAACACTAATAGCGCTTTTCCAAGCCAAGTAGTAAGCGATGCTGAAAAAGCTAGCTGGGAATACGGAACTCAAGTTGCTCAAGCAATAGAGTATGAGTGGTTTGACCAAGGCAGAACTGGAGGCAATAGATACTTAACAAACTGGAACAATTTCCACTCGTTAAGACTATACGCTAGAGGTGAACAACCTGTACAGAAATATAAGGATGAATTATCTATAAACGGTGATTTGTCTTACCTTAATTTAGACTGGAAGCCTGTACCTATTTTATCTAAGTTTGTAGACATTGTAGTTAATGGTATATCACAAAAGTCTTATGACATTAAAGCTTACTCTCAAGATCCTAGCTCGGTAAAAAGAAGAACTGAATACGCTAGCAAGCTTCAAGAGGATATGGTGGCTAAAGAATACTTAGACAACTTAAAGCAAACGTTAGGTATTGATTTACATCAATCACCAAGTGGAGTTACGGTTCCAGAATCTAAAGAAGAGCTAGAATTGCACATGCAACTTAGCTACAAGCAGTCAATTGAAATAGCAGAAGAAGAAGCTATATCAACTGTGTTTGCTCAAAACAAATACGATCTTGTAAGACGTAGATTAAATATGGATCTTACAACAATCGGTATTGCAGCTGGTAAAACTAATTTTAACACAGCTGAAGGAATTACTGTTGATTACGTAGATCCAGCTTACATGGTTCACTCATACACAGAAGATCCAAACTTCGAAGATATATACTACGTAGGCGAAGTAAAGTCTATAACAATACCAGAGCTTAAAAAAGAGTTCCCTGGTATATCAGAAGAAGAGTTAAAGAGAATACAAGAAACACCTGGTAACAGACAATACATAACTGGTTGGGGTAATTACGACGAAAACACTGTACAGGTTATGTACTTTGAATATAAGACTTACCACAATCAAGTTTTTAAAATAAAGCAAACAGATTCAGGATTATTAAAAGCTCTTGAAAAGCCAGACACTTTTGATCCGCCTGAAAATGATAACTTTGAAAGAGTATCTAGGTCAATAGAGGTTTTATACACTGGCGCAAAAGTTTTAGGGACTAATACTATATTAGACTGGGGCTTAGCAGAGAACATGTCTAGACCAATGGCAGACACAACTAAGGTTGAAATGAATTACACAATATGTGCTCCTAGAATGTATAAGGGACGCATAGA